ATCTCCCTTTATCTTGACACCTTCAACGCTCGCACCTATGAGGGATTTAAGATTTCCGTTTTCATCAACTACAAATGCTCCGGCTGCATCCTTCTTGGTTATAAGCCCGGCACCGGAAACAAGATGTCCGTGTTCATCAAACAGGCCGGAAGCCATCAGATTCATGTCGGCTTTCGTTACAATCTGTGAACTTTCAATTATATTGCCGTCCTTATCGAAATTGGAAGCCGCAATCTTGATTAGCTTTTCACTCTGTTCGAATAATGTTTTGTATTTATAAGCCAACGCTTCCGCACGGTCTGTAGAAAGTACCAGCATGTACAGATAGATTTCACCCGTAAAAGACAGTTTAAAATCACCAGTTCCATTCCAAAGCCCGGAGTGGTTGAATATCTGATAACCGTCCGTCACTTCCAGCTCCCCGTCATAAGTGAACATGTTGAAGTTTTCAAAGCCGGTCTTATCCGCATTCTCAAAATCTATCCGTAAACGTCCGGCTTTGGCTACACGGTAGAAAAAAGCAAGATAAACCGCTTCCGGCCTTTTCTCACCTTCGTCGTTTACATCCGTATAGGTTGGAATGAAACGAAAGTTCTCATGTTTCTGGATGATATGTTTATTACAGATATATACAGTTACACGTCCGTCATCATTACGAACACAAGCATAATCCGTCTTTGTGGACAGTGGCGCATCGTTTACCCAAATCCATTTGCCACCTAATAGAAAGAAGGTCGCTTCATTCTCTGTGTCCCATTTGTTCATTCCATCGCCAAATGAAGCATTATCCAGATAACTCTTATCTTCCGTAAATTCCTTTCTCAATCCTTCAACGGCGGATGAAATTTTACCTTCAACAATTTCAAATTTTGTCAGAATATCCTCACCGGTCATCAAGATAAAAGTACCTCTCAAATACACATTGTCACCATACAATCCATTGTCATGCGGTTGATTATCCAGCGGAAAACGGTCATCCTTAATGCCGTCCAGGTTTCCAAAACGCACACGCAGACAACCGTTGAAATTCTTGGACTTTACGCCATCCAGCACATCGACACGGGGTTGTCCATCTTCGGTGGCAGCTATGGAGATAAGGTTCTGACGTAACGGATTTTCAGTATTACCCATCAATACACACTCATCACCGGCCACCGGTTCCACTCCGGAAAATTCCGACACAGGAACCGTTATTCCATTGGAATCACTTCTGGAAACTTCAACCCAATACCCCTTTATCGCACCTGTAAAAGAGGCACAACGCATCAGGTCATGTTCAACAAAGGCGTTATCTTGTTCAAAAACGATTTTATAATTATCCCCTTCACGTATAACACTCTTTATTTTGCCATTAGCCGCAGATACAATAAACTGCCCGCCGATACTGCGTACCTTTTCTATAAGCAGTTCCAACGCTACCAGTGTCTGACGAATGGTCACCTTGTCAACGGTAAGGTTGGAAAGTCCGGTCAGTTTATCCATCCATAACTGGAAACCTTCACCCAACATGCCATCCACAAACTTGGTGCTACGCAACAGTTCACGGATGACTGCGGTAAGAAATTCGGCATTACCCTCACCGTCAACACAGCCGCCATTTACCCCCTGTTCAAAACGCCCGAAATAAACACCTTTCAAATAGGTTATTATCTCTTTGGCCGTATCGGCTTTGAGTTTACTTATGAACTCCTTTTGTGAACGCCGGGAAGAAAACAGGTTATTATCTGTCGGAAGGGTGTTATCCCAACTTTTAATAATATCAGGGAATGTCGTTGTAGCAGTCTTAACCTCAGTCCTTATCGTCGTTATACTATCCTGCATACGGGATTGTGAGGTTTTGGAAAGAACATCACTGATTTCTATATCCGCCTCATTGGGACGCTGTACATTCCGGGTGATACGGGTTATACGGCTTTCACGATACCCGGTTTTAGGGAAATACCGGTCACTTACAAGACGTACGCGCTGTCCGATAGTCAATACCACTCCGCGCTGATCCAAGTTGATATAGTCCGTCCGGCATTTGAAGACAGAACGGTCGGTCATTCCGGAATGGGTCTCTAAAAAATCCCCGACCGCATCACCATACTCCGTTTCAGCCGCAGGATAGTATTCATCCGGCATACGGATATTATACAATATATAAGCATCACCCGTTTTTGGAACAAGCAAACCACCTGGCACTTGTGTGTCATCATCATAAGGAAAGGTGGTTATAATCTCAAAACGCTTTGTACTGGCATTATAATTTACTTCAAAATCACGTCCGGCCAGTTCCCCGTCCTGAAAAACAACATGTTTCACCAAACCACCGATTTCATAGTCATTCGGGTTAAAATTCAGGCTTTCATCCGTGAAATAATAAACGGTAAATTCAGTCCCGTCATCATTTTTAGCCTGTTCGCTGCTTACAACGGACACATGGCCGGTACGACGGGGGAATATCTTCTCGAAGGCTTCCGCCTCATAGTGCTCAATGACACCGAACTCCTCTGTATTCCTTTCCACGTATTTATCACCTGTAGGAAGCTGCAAACGGGAGTGTCCATATTTCTCCGGGTCAATATTCTTGGTGCTGCCTACCGGAAACAGACGTGTAAAGAATTTTACATTATCCGCATTATCCCGTTCGATAGAAAGAAGGCCGTTATCATAGCCCAAATCAATCGGTTCATCATGCTCACACCGGGAAAGGTTGACGGTCATTCCCTCCATCCACCATTCGGCACCTTCACCAACGGCATCTGAAATTTTATTCAATGCTTCATTGACGTATGTCCCACCGGAATAATCAATCACAAGGTTTTCCGTAGATATGCAGTCACCGACTTTCCAGTCCGTTATATTTCCCATCCAACGGTTAAGGTTCTTTACCACCATTGCAAGCTGTTCACGCGCAGGCGCAGTATAAGCTTCCAACGGGACATTTTCCGAACTAAGCATCAATGCTTGCCTGACAATGCTCTGTGTCCCGTAAAACTTCACATTATATTGCCACTCTACAGTACTGGCTTGTTTGGGTGTATAGGCTTCAACCAGCCAGAAACGGGCACCCAGGAACTCAACAAAATCCCCCGGTTCCAAACGGACACATTCATAAGAAGTCAGGGACAGGGTAAGAATATCATCCTCCTGTACACCGACCTGCTGATTGGAACTGTCAGATTCACACAGTACCACACGTGGTTCTTTATTTCGATCATATACTTGCAAAGCCATTGTTTTAATTCGTTTTAAATGCTGTTCTTATACCATTAGAATGCCGGTTGAGGCTCCCGGAACATAACAGGGAAACGAGCCAAAGAGCCGTCATCCGAGTAGGCAAGCTGTTCCCAGCCGGAAGGAAAATCTTTCAGATAAAAACGGAATGTCGTTTCAATTTCCGGCAAACGGAATAACAGCCACCCCTTATAACCCTTACGAAGAAATTCCCTGAACGCGGAACGTTTTCTTATAAAGTCTGCCCGACTGACCGCTTTAATGGCAAAAAACAAGGTCACATCACGCGGCTTGAATGTCACCGTCAGTTCGTCCGGCAGCCTTTCACCATCACGTTCACGAATATCCACCGCAATCTGCTCCTTTGTTCCGGCTGATGAAAACAGGGCATCATAATTTTCGTGCCCGTTCTTCGTTTTCTCCGCAAGAAAGGCACCATATTCCTCATACACGTCTATATCATTGATATATAAAAGTCCTTCTAATATTTCCATGTTACCGCGTTTTTACACCATCCCTTTTAATGGTGGCTATGTCCGACTTCATTTCACTAATCGCCTTGTCTATATTTTCCAGATGCTTTTTACTCTCACCGGTATTTTCCTCTATCTTCTTCAAATGCCCTATTGCCGTATTCATGCCTTCGGAAATTTCCTCCACATTCCCGTCAATATTGATTTCATGCTCCAACATGGAACTATATAAACCTTCCAAACGGGTAATGCTTTCCTGTGAGGCGGCTTCATAGGCACCGGCCTTACCGCTTTGACTGGCACCGTCCTTTTCCCAAAGATTGATGCCCTTATCAGCCGCCATATCCCTGTACTGTTCCAAAAGAGAATTATAATACCCCTGCTGGTTCAGAATATTATCCGTCATATTATCCAGTATTCTCACATAATTACTGAATTTCTGTTCATCGGTCAGTTCGTCATTTTTCATCACACCCAGCATTTCATCCTGCGCCCGTTCTATGTAAGGTGCCAGAGTGACCGTATAAATCATCTGTTCGGCTAAATCCTCCAACATGCCTGTAACGGCATCCACAAAATTTTCTGCTGCATCGGTACCGTTACGGAAAGCATCCACAAGCGCATCGCTCAAAGTCGTACCCAAATCGCCGAAAATCCCCTCAAAATAGCTGCGGACTTCTTCCCATGCCTCCTCAGCCTGCCGGGTAAGGTCTATCATGTTCTGCAGGGCTGCCTTATCTTCCTCTGACATCTCACGGGTGCTTACAATCGTTTCGGCTAAAGAAGCATTGAATTTACCGTTCGCATCCACCAGCTGAGGATACACGTCAAGTATGGAGGAATAAATATCCTTTCCCTTTCCCCAACCGAAAAGACCGGTTTTTTTATGCCCCGTCTTAACCTCTATATCGGCCAAACCCGAATAAACATCCTTCTGAACATTGTAGTTCCGGTTAAACGCCCGGTCAAAAAAGGCATTACCGGTACTTTTGTATGCAAAGGCATTCTGTTGGGATGCACTACCTTCCAATTCTTTCTGTAGCTGTTTATAGGCTTCCTTCATCACCCTTACCGCATTGGCTGCTTTGCCGTACTGATCGACACCGAATATCGTGGACGCTTTCTCATACGCCAGATTCTGTTCCAACAATAAGAGGTTATACGTTCGTTGCTGGGCTATTTTTTCATTCATTACAGCCTTTAATGCCGCCTGGTGACGGGCTTCCGCAGCAAAGGCTTTCCCTATAAAATTGGCTGCTTCACCAACAGCCGAAGCAATACCACCGACTATTCCCCCTTTGGCAAAACCCTGTCCGATATTGGAAATGGCACTCA